TCCTTCGAAAAGAACTTCAATCGGTTTAACGATTGCTATATCTCTAATCTTTTGATTGGTTCTTTTATCTACCTCTGAAAATGTTGTTGATTTTAATACTTCTTTTGTAAAATTAGATGGTACTAAAACTAAATCCATTCTATTACATCCATCGATAAAATCTTTTGGTGCAATTGTAGTTTCAACTCCGGCAGTTACACCGATATTATATTTACCTAATGTTTGGAATTCGTTAGCAACTGTTACTTGAACGTATACATCAGGTTGTTTTTCCAAATGTGTTATAACGTTATTTAATATTCTCTGCCCGAATTCGGTTGTGGTATCCAATTGGTTTTGTGGGGTAGTTCCCCAACGTGTTGGTATAATTTTTACATCGTACTTATCCAATTGAAAAATACTATGTAACAAATCTCTAGCGTGGTCGCCGTATCCAGAACGTGTTGCTACAGGTCCTTGAAATACTAATAATGGTTTACTCATTGCGTAATCTTTTTCGTTGTTCTTCTTGTTTGATACATCTTTCAATTGACATTTCAACCAATTTTGTAATATTTTGTAATGTAGATGGTTGGTGTGGTGAATTAAACATTTCAAACTTTACGTTTTCAACTTCACTATCACCCAGCACAAATATATAATAATCATCTGCTAGACCGGGTGTTTTATATACACTCTCCCTAACCTGTTCTACTCTTTGTTGTTCCCACATACCGGGAAGTCTTATTATGAATATCGGTTTACTCATATTATTTTCCAGTTGAACCAAATCCACCGTCACCTCTTTCGGTATTATTTAATTCACTTACCTCAGTCCATTCTACAATTGGGTGGGGTATGATTATAAGTTGACAAACTCTATCTCCCACTTTATATGCTAGAGAATCAAGTCCATTTGATTTAACGAATGTTGCTTGAAGTTCTCCTCTATATCCGGCATCAACTACTCCAACTGAATTACTTAAAATAAGTTCCGTATTTCTAATAGATGAACGTGGGAAAATTAAACCCATAAACCCATCTGGTATTTCTAATGCTATACCCAATCCGTATGTTATTTTAAATGTAGTATTCTCTTTGATTGATGTTGCTACCAAATCCATACCCGCATCACTTTCTTTTGCGTATTTAGGAAGTACTGCAGCAGGATGTAATTTTTTTATTTTTACTTTCATTTTATGCTATTTTATATAAGTTGTATCTTTCTTTTGGTTTCCAATTTTCTATAGCCGTTTCCATACCATCTACAAGTGTTTTACACATATATTTAGTGTTTAACCCATCTTCTTTAAGCATCCAATTTCTACCATTCAATCCTCGTTGTTTACGTTCTTCTGCAGGAACATCATACCAATAACGAAGTGCTTCTGCAACTTCATAGATATCCACCTTATCATCAATAATGTATGGAGTTGGAACTGAACCTACTAATGTTTGAACTTTACTGAATACAGGTTTAACCCATTCTCCATGTTCAAGTTTACCACCCCACTCTCTAACATCATGCAATGAACCAATCTTTACATAATCTTCTGCAGTTAGTTCCTTACCATCCAATGTAAATCCACATTGGTCTTGTAATCCACCGGTTACGTTTACAATGATAGGAGTACCTACCATTATCGATTCTGCGGTTGTTAATCCAAATCCTTCATTTCCTGCAATATTAATTGTGATATCAGATAAATTGTATAAATAATTTAGTTCTTGCTGTGAAATACGTGATTGTGAAAATCTAACATCATAGTCTGGACAAATGGTTTCTTTTACCGCAAATAAATCAGTTCCGTTTTGGTCAACCGGTGCAGTATGCATCAATAATAAAACTTTACTTCTATCTTCTTCAGGTAATCCATCTACAAAACGTTTATATGCCCAAATTACATCAGATGGTTGTTTACGTCTGATATTACGATTCATCCAAAACAAAATAAATTTGTAATCTTTATCACCTAAAATTGCTTTACGGAATTCTACTGGTACTTCGGTTGGTTTATATTTTTCAGAATCGATACCATGTGGTACATAACTTACCTGCCAATCTTCTAATGGGTTAAATGTAACCTTATCATCACGTTGACCTACTCTTTTTACGATACCATAAGTTTGTTTAGAAATACATCCTAACCAATCACATGATTCGTAATAATCTCTATTGTATTGTGGGTCTGGTAAATCATCCCAAATATGATAAAAGAAAATGGGAACATTTTGTCTAACTTCTGCTTCCATTTCATATAACCATCTCCAATAACGCGGGTCGGTAAAGTGTAAGATAGCATCGGGTTGATGTCTCATGATTAATTCACGTAAAATGTTTGCATCACCATATCCACTATATGGAATGATTTTTACCGATGCATCTGCAATACCTGATATTTTTCTAGCATCTTCACCCAAATCGATTTCTTTACCACTTTCTGGATGTTCTACTGCTGCACCTAATTGTACCCAATCGTATTTGTCTAATGTACCAAAAATAAGGTCTTTGGAAACCGTTGCTATACCAGATGACATTCTAAAATCATCTGATAGTAAAAGAATTTTCTTTTTCTTTCTTTGTTCTGCCATTTAAATAAAATTAAAATTGTGAACCACTTGGGTGTAGTTCGGAATATTCGTTGATTTCAGTTCTAAAAGTTTCGTCCTCTATGTATTTGTTGATTGAACGATTAACTAACTTTTGTAGTGTGATATTAGAATCAAACGAAAGTTGTTTGAATTTTGAGTAAACATCTTTTACGATTTTTACTGTTGTTAATTTTGTGTTTGTCATAACTCTCTCCTTTTTATGTTATGTATAAATATATACAAATATATAAAAAAGAAAAAATTACTGCCAAATAGGACATATTTTTCTAGTCTTGAACTCACACCAATCACATGATTTACCTTTATTGGTAGGGAATTCAACATCCTTTACCTTACCCTCTTCATCATAAACTGCATCTACGAATTCATTAAATCCTTTCCATGCTGCGTTTACTGATGGTTTACCATTGGGTGGTACAAATTTTGAGATACGTGGGATTGCATATTCAGTATTCTCACTAATCTTACGTTTTAAGATTTGGTATTCTACTTTTATTTTATCCAAAGGTACATTGTACTTTTCAGAATAGAATTTCTTATACAATAACATTTGTGATGTCTTAACCTTATCTGTTTTTTGGTAACTACTCCAACCACGTGTTGAAGTTTTAAGGTCAATAATGATAATATCACCAGATGAAACATCCTTTAATACGATATCAATAAATCCAACAAAATTAACGCCAGGTCTGACCTCTGCGTTTAAAGGTAATTCGATTGATACTAATTCAAATCCACTTTTAGTATAAAGTTTATCTAATTTTGATTTGAAATATTGTAAAATTAATCTACCATCTCCAAAGAATTCTTCTAATTCTTCCTTTTCACATGGAGCACCTTCTGTCATCTTAGCCTTTTCAGCAGTAAAATGTTCTACTAACTTATCTTTTAACATAAGTTCGAGGTCTAACTCTAATGCCTGTTTCTTAGTTACACCATACATTACACTTAAAAAGTGTTGGATTGTTTCGTGCATTGCAGAACCAAAAATTGTATGTATATTTGCTGAAGATTCTCCTAACTTATCAATATAACTTAGTTTGAATTGTTGTGGACAACTAGTCCACATTCCGTACTGACTATAACTTACTCTTGCCATTAATTATCTTTTTATATAACAAATATACGAAAAATATATGAAAAAACCAAATTAAATTTTAAGTTTTAATTTGGTTATTTCTTTGGATTCTACTCCATATTTTTCACAAATGTATTTTATATGTTCTCTACCTTCTTTTGTAGAATATAAAATTTCTAAATACTCTTCTCCTTGTCTAATAGAACATTGGTAATCCTTTACAATAAGGTCTACCAACCAACCCTCATATACATCATCTTTCTTACCCTTAACATATCTTAGGTAATATTTTCCCTTTGGGAGAATTCCAATCAATGCTAAATACAATTGTTTTGGTTCTAATTTTTCAGTATAAGGTTGTAATTCTGAAAGAAATTGTATCCAATCTGGATTCATAGATAAAAATCGATGAACCATAAAGTTGGAAAATGTTTTTCTATCAGACTCATCTAATTTATCCCAATACTTTGGGTCTTGTTCGGATGTTATTGCTTTAATATGGTCAAATAAGCTTTTAGCCATTTTGTTCTTTACTTAGTTTATCTTTGTGTTCTAATGCTTGTAATTCCAATGCAGACATTTCGTTATTTACTTCTCCACACTCACCACAAACTAAAACTTCAAATGGGATAATCATATCTTGTTCACCACCGAATGCTAATTTAGATAATTTTCTAAATTTTGTACCACTAATGAATACATCATATCCACAATGAGGACATAACATTGGAACTGAATTGGATATATCTACTTTTTGTTTTGGTGGTTGTTGACCTAATATATTTGCCATAGTTTTTATTTTATAATCATTTCTAAATCCATCTCTCTACATAGATAGTATTCTTTATCACCTAAGTTAATCTTACGCAAACTCATTCCGCCTGCAGGTAACATCACTTTATCACCAACTTCCACTTCCATTGGGATTCTAGTTCCACTTTGGGTATAAATACCATTTCCAACTGAAACTACTACTCCAATTTGGTTTTCAGTATCTTTGACACTATCAGGTATGATAATACCACCAACGGTCTTTTCTTTTGTTTCTACTTCGATTAGGATTCTATCTCCTAATGGTTTTGCTAATTGTTCGTTTGACATATGTTTATTTTAATTAATCGAACCATTGGGTTCTATTTGTTTTTACATTTTTTACACCAGTTTTTTTAAGGATTTCATGTCCTTTCTTTTTCCATTGGCTTACTACCTTTTTATCCTTACGTTTATATAATGATAATTGGTCTAAATAAGAGATGAAATCTTCCTCTGATAATTTAGTTAAATCATCATCGGTTAGTGGATTGTTAGGGTCGAATGTTATCATATCTTTTTGTTTATACTCAAATATACGAATAATATTCCATATTACCAAATTTATTTACTATATATTCAATAATTTTAATATATCTTCAACCGTCTTATCACCCACATCTACAATATCGTATGAAATGTTGTATTTTATTAGTGAATTTTCAATCTCAGCATCTAATATCTTAGATTCGTCT